CTCGCCGCGATCCGCGCCTACCTCGCCTACGAGAAGGCCCGCGGCACCCAGCCCAAGTTCATCCCGTACTTCGCGACCTGGCTCAACCAGCACCGGTGGAAGGACGGGCTCAAGCCCACCGATTCCGCAGCCCGCGTGTCGCCGAGCGGACACCAAGCCTTCAAGAACCCCGAAGACGACTCGGTCTATTACGGAGATCTCTGATCATGGAAACAGCATTGGCAACCCCGTTCAGCGAGCGCCTCCAGCGCATGGCTGCCGACCGCCTTGCCCGCATGGCCGAAGCGCCGGGCTGCGACACCCACCCCGGCGAGAAGGTCGGGTTCTGCACACCGTGCCGCGATGCCGTCGTCGCCGACGACCGTGCCCGTCGGCACGCCTACGAGGTCGGCACGGCGAACCGCCGCTGCGACCAGGAATTCCCGGTCCGGTACCGCAACGCCGTCGCCGACCTGCCCGAGGTCCTGGCGTGGGTCGAGGGCTTCCTGAAGCGGGAGCGCGGCGACGAGGCGGAAGGCCTGCTCCTGCTCGGCAAGACCGGCACCGGCAAGACGTACCAGGCGTACGGGGCGCTCCGGGCCGCCGTCACCGAGGCCCGCCACGACGAGGAGACCGATTCGTGGTCGACGCCGCGGTGGCGGGCGATGACGATGGCCGACCTCAACGCGGAGATGCGCCCCGGTGGCGACCGCGACCCGGAGGCCACGCTCAAACTCAACCGCTCCGTCGAGCTGTTCGTCCTCGACGACCTCGGGGCGGCCCGGTCGTCGGAGTGGGTCGAGGACCACCTGTACCGGCTGATCAACGCCCGGTACGAGGCGATGCTCCCGACGATCTTCACCACCAACCTCGACCCGAGCGCGCTCCGCGATGCCGTCGGCGACCGGATCGCTTCCCGCCTCGTCGAGTGCTGCCGCCGTGTCGTGCTGGCCGGCGTTGACCGTCGTCGCACCCCGAAGGAGTCCTGATGCTCAAGCCCAGCGAGATCTTCACCGCGAACGTCCGCCAACTGCGCGCGGCACGCGGCCTGACCCAGGCGACCTTGGCCAACATGATCACCGAGGCGGGGTGCTCGATGAGCCGCGCCGGGCTCGCGGTCCTCGAAACGGGCCACCGTGTCGACCCGGGGATCGACCTCCTCGTGGCCGTGGCCGAGGCATTCGGGGTGCCGCCGACGACACTGCTCGCGCCGTTCCAGTGCGAGGCGTGCAAGGGCGAGCCGCCGGCAGGCTTCCGCTGCACGACCTGCGGATGCGTGGCGTCGTGACCGCCCTGCCCCGCTTCACCGACGTGGACGTCGCGATGACGTCCGGCCTCCGCGACAGCCACACGACCGAGGAGACGCCGTGAGCGCTTACTACGCCGACGACACGGTGACGCTCCACCTGGGCGACATGCGGGAGCTGATCCCCGCGCTCGGCCTCACCGCCGACCTCGTGCTCGCCGACCCGCCCTACCAGGAGACCAACCTGGCCTGGGACCGATGGCCCGACGGGTGGCCCGACGTCGCCGCCACCGTCGCCTCGTCGCTGTGGTGCTTCGGGTCGATGCGGATGTACCTCGCCCGCAGCGAGCAGTTCGCGGGCTGGAAGCTCTCCCAGGATGTGATCTGGGAGAAGCACAACCCGACCGGTCCCGATGCCGACCGGTTCCGCCGTATCCACGAGTACGCCCTCCACTGGTATCGGGGGCGGTGGCGGGACACTCACCACGAGGCGCAGCGCGTCACCACCGGAGTCGTCTATCGCGGGCGCGTCATCAAGCAGGGCAACAGAGCCAACGCCCAGCGCGGGACAGCTAAGGGCGGCGACTGGACCGATGACGGGACCCGCCTCCAGACATCGATCATCAGCGTCCGGTCCATGCACCACAAGGCCATCCACCCGACCGAGAAGCCCGTCGGCCTCCTCGACCCACTGATCCGCTACGCCTGCCCGCCCGGCGGGACCGTGCTTGACCCGTTCGCGGGTTCCGGGTCGACCGCCGTCGCGTGCCGACTGTCGGGGCGTCGCGCCGTGCTCATCGAGGCCGACGAGGCGTACTGCGAGCGGATCGCGACCCGGCTGCAGGAGCAGATGCTCCCGCTCGCGGTGACGCCGTGACCTTCGCCGCCTGCGAGGCCTGGGTGGCCGCCCGGTTCCTGCTCGACCACGGCCACGACCCGCACGACCCGCCGTGCCCGCACCCGCACGACACCTGCCCACCGCTCAAGCCCGAAACCTTGGAGCCACCTCGATGAGCACGATCCGCGTCACCATCACCGTCGAGACCGAGGGCGGCATCCGAACCGCGTCCTCGCCCATCACTGCCACCTGGGTCCACAACCACTCGACCCACGACAGCCCGCGCTTCTACGGCCACGAGGCGCGCAAGGCTCTCGCGAAAGCGGCCGAACTCGCGGCCGAAGGGCTGCCCGCCGTGGACCTGGACGTGATCCGGTGACCGCCCACGTGACCCGCGTCAAGCCCGGCACCACCACCGGCGGACTCAACGGACACCGGTGGCTGTGCGACTGCGGCAAGCGGGGCCGCGTGTACCTGGGTCGGGCGGACGCGGAGGCGTGGGCTGCACGGCACGTCACGGGCGTGGAGCGAAAGGCGGCGAAGGCATGAGCGACCTTCCAACGAAACCGGCCATCGGCTTGGAACCGATGGCCGACGCTGCAACTCCGGTTGGCGCCGGTCCCGTCGAGGCGGTTGCCGAAGCGATCGCACGGGCGCTGGGCGGGGCGAGCCTCGGATCGCTCTACCCCGGGCCGCGCTCGCGCATCGAGGACGACGCGCAGGCCGCCGTCACCTGCCTCCGCGAACTCGGGTGGGAGTCGCCCGAGGACGTCGCGCTGCTCCACGCGATCAAGGACCAGTTCGCGCGGCAGGCACGGGACGCCCAGCGGGAGACCGCCGAGGTCCGGGTGCGGCTCGACGACCAGAAGGCGTTCGCCGAAGGCGTCATGGCGGCTGCCGACTCGCTGCGGGCCACGGCCGCAGCCCTCCGCGAGCAGGTGGCCGACGTGCTCGCCCTGTGCCGGGAGATCCGCCCCGACAGCGTCCTCGGCACCAGCCCGGCCGTGCGGCTCAAGCTGATCGAGGACCGGCTGACGGTCGTGACCAACCCGAAACCCGCTGAGAGCGTCCAGGAGGTCGCGAAGTGAGCCAGACGCCGAATTCCACGCACGAGGGCCGTGGGGGCTCTGGGGACGAAATGGCGGTAGGCGGCGGGGCCGTTGTGGCTGAGGCCGACATCCTCGCGCTCATCGACGGCGCGATCGAGGACTACGCCGTCAGCGGCGACGCCATGCGGTGGACACCCGACGACGGGCAGACCCGAACCGCAGGGTCGCCCTGGATCACCACCGACGAGGCGTGGGCCTTCGTGCTCGACAACACCCGCGCCCGGTTCACGCCGACGCAGGTCCGGATCGGCGGAGTCGACGTCACGCCGCATGTGAGCAGCATCGAGATGCGGGGTGCCGAACCGCACCTGACGGTCATCGACGAGGTCCACGTTTGGAGGAACCGATGAGCGGCACCGAGAACGAGGCGGTCAGGTCCGAGGCCATCGAGGCGGGCGGGCGCGCGATCGGCGAGGCCGCTGCCGCCAGCAACTACGAAGCCGACTGGCCGGACATGGCCGCCGCCGCGTACGACGCCATGCGGCCGATCATCGCGCGGGATGAGCGGCTGGTCGTTGCCGGCGAAGTCCTCGACCTCGCATCACGGCAGGACCAAGGACTGTTCCGGTCCGGGATGCACTGGGCCGGGACCTGGGTCAAACAGCAGGCCGGACGCGCTGCCGAGGACATCACCGGAGAGCCGAAGTGAGCGGCTGGGAGACGGCGGGGCTCACCGCGTTCATCGTCGCCTGGTACGGGGTGCCGCTTTACCTCGCTGCCGCCAGCCTGCCCAAGCACACCGACACCACACCGACCACGCGACGGTCACCGTCCAAGCCGAATCCCGGCACCGAACCCGAGGAAGCGAGCGCACGATGACGACAATCGCCCCACCCCGCATCGCCTGGCACAAAGGACCCCTCGCCAGCCTCGACCTCGAAACCACCGGGGTCGACACCGAACAAGACCGCATCGTCACCGCGAGCATCATCACCATCACCCCGGCTGCTGAAGGCACGGCACGCGCAGTCGACACCCGCGAATGGCTCGTCAACCCCGGCGTCCACATCCCCGAAGGCGCCACCGCCGTCGCCGAGATCACGCAGATCCTCGCCGACATCGTGGCCGCCGGCACACCCATCGTCATGATGAACGCGCCGTTCGACATCACCATGCTCGACCGGGAACTGACCCGGCACGGGCACCCGCCGCTGTCGCACTGGATGCCGTTCAGCAGTGGCATGGAACTGCGGCCGGTCATCGACGTCCGGGTCCTCGACAAGGTCGTCGACCAGTACCGGCGCGGCGGCCGGAAGCTCACCGACCTGTGCGCCCGCTACGGGGCGCGGATCGACAACGCCCACGAATCCACCTCCGACGCGTTGGGCGCGCTACGGGTCGCGTACAAGATCGCAGCACGGTACCCGGAACTGCAGATCGACCCGCATGAACTCCACGCACGGCAGGTCCGGTGGGCGGCCGAGCAAACCGCCAGCTTCGCCGCGTACCGACGCAAGATCGGCGACCCGCTCGACGACGAAGACGGGTCGTGGCCGATCCGACCCCGCCGCCCACAACACCCCGGAGCAGCCAAATGACCGCCACGCCGTACCGTGCCAGCATCGAACCCGACTTCGTCCGCGCAGGTGTCGCCATCCGACTCGGCATGGAAAACGGAGCCGGCGTATTCGGCACCGTCCAGCCCATGCAGCTCACCATCACCCCCGCACCTGAGGGTGTCGACACCGAGCCGTGCCTCCGTCTCACCGACGGCATGGCGCGCGCGCTCCTCGACGCCCTTGCCGACCACTACGGCGGCACCAACGCTGTACGCGGCATCCGCGAGGACTACCTGCATGAGCGCGGACGCGTCGACCGGCTCATCGAGGCACTCATCAACGGCAGCCCGCGATGAGCGCAGACTCCCGCGTCGTCGACGCCGTCAAAGCCGCGCTTACCGAAGCGTGGCCCGACCTCACCGACGACACCGTCCACCTCGACCAGCTCGCCGCCATCGCCGCCGACGCCGCACAACTCGCGGTCGCCCGGATCCTCCTCGGCGGCGAGATCCCCAAAGGCGCACCCGCCGAACTCCGACCCTCCGACGAAACCCTCATCCGAGGTGCGGCGATCACCACCTGGCTCTACACGGTCGCAGCCCTCGACCGGGTCCAGACCGAGATGACCCGGGCGATCGCCACCGCCCGAGCCGACTTCGCCGGGCAACTCCGCTCCGACAACCCGTTCGAACTCCTGCTCGCCATGCAAGCCCACGTCAAAGCGAAGGGAGGCGGCAAGCCGTGAAGTCCATGCTGGGCTGGTTCATTGGCACGCTTGGGATCTACGCCGCGCTCTACACTCCTGCCGAAATCCTCGGCGAACCCAACGGGCTCCACGCCGCGATCCTCGCTCTCGCTGCCGTCGCGATCTGGATTCCCGTCCACAGGTGGCTCACCCACCACGACCCCGGCCCGTGCGAGGAGACCTTCCCGCCGGTGGACTTCTTCGCACCCGGCAAGCACGAGCACCGGTGCACCCACCGGGCCACCAAACACACCTCGCACGACTGCGCCTGCGGCATGAGTTGGCAGCCCAACCCCACCGGGCTCATCTCCACCACCGAACCGCTCACCGCCGAGGAGTTCGCCGCGTTCAAGGCCGCGTGGGAGCGGGTGTACCAGGGCAACACCGCATACCTGATCGACGTCATCGACCCCGTCACCGGCAAGGAGACCCAGACATGAGCCACCCACGCGACGAGGCCTGGCACACACGACCGGTCAGATCCGCACCCAGCCTGAAGAAGCCGTGCCAGGGCGACGGCTGCGGCCGGTGGACGACACTCAGCTGCGTGCGGTGCATGCGAGCCCTGTGCGCCAGCGACGCGGCGATCAACCTGGCGACGATGACCCATGCCGACGGCAGCGTGTGCGTCAACCCGTCAGGCGGGTCACAGCCCACGGGACCCGTCAGACCTGGGGAAAGCGACGGCTGCACCTGCCCAATGTTGGAGGTGACGTCGATGGCCGAGCTCGCGGCCGGCAAGAGGGTTTACCTGCCCGGCAGTTCGGCGGGTTGCCCGGTCCACGGCAGCCCGGGTGCGGTTCCGCTGCTCACGGGATGGGTCAACCCGGTATGAACGGGGTGGAGCTTGAGCGGCTTCGGGAGCGGCTCAAGGATGACCCGTTCGGGTTGGTTCTGCTCGACTTCGAGACGCACCCGGAGATCATGATCAACAGGTGTCGGCTCACCCGGGAGGACCGGATCGACGGCGCGAGCATGCGGGCGGTCGTCCGGCCGTTGCTGGCGAAGGCGTGGCGCGACCTGCAACCGCCCGTGTTGGGTTCGGCGTTCGACAAGGCGAAGATGACCGTGGAGGTGCACCCGTGGTGAGCGAGATGAGGCGCATCGACCGGCTTCGGGCGGCGATCGACGAGACTGCGGCGTGGGCGGTTGCCGCATCGCAGACGAGCGAACCGGGCACTCCGACGGGTGAGCACTGGCGCTGGGAGTGTTGCGAGTGCGACACCGTGATCGAGCCCGATCCGGTCGTCGACGAGTTCGTGGAGTGCCCGGTGTGCGGTTCCGTCGGGGTGTCCCTGCGCAGCGAGGAGCGGTACCAGTTGAGCTGGGATGTCCGAGGGCTGCCGTCGTTCCCTGGCGGCAGCGCCGAGGAGGTGAAGGCTGCTGCGGCGGTCCACATCGTCAGGCATGACCCGGCGAAGGTCCTGCGGCGGTGCGCGGTCGACCGGAAGCTCGTGGACATGTGCGGGCAGGTGGTCGGTAAACAGTACGAGAACGCTGAGGCTGAGGCGAGGGCGTGGCTGATGGCCGACGTGTTCCAACTGATGATCGAGGCCTATGGAGTGACCAGCGAATGAGCGACTTGATCACGAGACTGCGTGAGGCGATCGACGAGGCGGAGCGGATAGCGCTCGCCGCGAGCCCCGGACCGTGGTCGGCGAACCCGGAGCAAGACGAGGTTATCGCGGTCGACGGTGTGACGGTCGCCGACGCGTTCGCGCTGAGCTCGAACCAGACCCGGGCGACGGCCGCGCACATCGTGGCAACCTGCCCCGTCCGGACGCTGCGGATGGTCGCCGCGCACCGGAAGATCCTCGACCTGCACGCCCCGTATGTCGCGGTCGCGGGCGACCCGATCTGCCAGACGTGCCTGGAGGGGAGCCACCTCTACGCTGAGTCGGCGTACCCGTGCCCGACACTGCTCTTGCTGTCCGACGGATACGGAATCGAACTGTGAGCGGCGAGAATATGGAGATCGTCGAATTTCTCACCGTGCGGCTGGCCGAGGACGAGGCGACCGCGCGGGCCGTGGATGACAACAGCCCGCCGTGGACCGGCGAATGGATCGTTCGAGACGCGCACGCGCTCGGTACTCGCAACGGGTGGTGCCTCGCCTACCCGCACGAGGGCCGAGAGTTCGCACCGGGCTTGGTCGAGCACATCGCACGCCACGACCCGGCTCGGGTGCTGGCGGAGGTCGGGGCGAAGCGGGCGATCATCGCCCGGCATAGCCCGCACGCGATGGGCGGGTGTCGCACCTGCGAGGCGCCACACTGGGGCACGCTGGTCTGCAACCGCTGCCACGGCCAGGCGTGGCCCTGCGCGGACGTCCGGGACATCACGGGCGTCTACCGGGCGCATCCGGGCCGGCAAGAGGAATGGGCGACCGATGTGCGTTGAGTGCTGGGAGAACGCGGGCTCGCCGACCACCTGGAACGAGCAGGTCAAACGGGCAGTCGAGCTGATCGGTGAGTTGTACGCCATCCACCCGACGGGCGGGCCGCTGCACGCCGTGATCGACGACTACAACCTCAACGGCGTGATTGAGCCGTACTACAACGGATGGTCGGACGCCGACTTGGACGCGCCCTACTTCGAGGGTCGGCCGATCGCGGGCCTGCCACCCGAAGCGCCGGCGGTCACCGAAGGGCTCGGACGGAGCACGCGGCAGATCTGTGACGAGCTGGCGGCGCTGCTCAACGCCATGCCGGAGGCCGGCCGCTATGCGGCGGTTGCGAGGCACGACGGGCTCATCAACGACGGAAGCGACGCGACATGACGAACAGGGACGAACGGGTGCGCGACGAGCACGGGAAGTTCACCACGGCGACCGACGCGGATGAAGCCGTGCCCGGCCGCACCCCTGAACAGCGCCACACCGCGATCGTCATCGGTACGGCCGCTGACGCGCTCGCGGCAGCCGGGGTGCTTGACCGCCTCGACCGGGCGCCGGTAGGCGAGTCGGTGATCGAGCGGGCCGACCTGCTTGAGAAGGCGACGAAGATCCACGACAGTGAGGGTTGTGGCTGCGACCGGAAGTACCTGATGAGCTGCCCCCGGTTCGCGGCGGCGATCCTCGCGAGCGGGCAGGCTGCGGCATGACGGACACCAACGGCCTGGTCGCGTTCCTCGCGGACCGGCACACCGAAGACACGCACCAGGCGATGCGGCCCGGTGCAACAGGCGATGCCGAACGTGCCTTGGCCGAGATCGATGCCAGGCACGCGATCCTGGAGCACTGCGCGGGGGCGATCGACAATCCCGGACTGCTCGGCGATGCGCTGGCGATGAAGGGCCTGCTCCATCAGGTAGAGCGGCTGCTCGCGTCCGTGTACCGGTCTCACCCGGACTGGCGAGAGGACTGGGCGGCATGAGCGAGCAGGAGCTGAGCGCGTCCGAACTGGCGCACCGCTGGCGCAAGCGGACCACCCTCGAATCCGTCGACGAAGCCGTCACCCAAGCCGGCCAGACCGAGGAATACGCCACACCCGACGCGGCCCTGCGATGGCTGCTCGAACTGGCGTGGACGGACCTGGCAGAAGCGCGGAGACACTCGGCCGACGGAACCTGGTCAATCCAGTGTGACGGCATAGTCGGCCGCATCATCGGCCTTACCCGGCTCATCGGACCGCTGTCGTGGGAGCACGTCTCGGTCGACCTGACGCTTGACGGCGTCTACGAACGCATCCACGAGGCCATAGGAATGCCGACGCCGCTCGCGCCCGCTGATCGGCAGCGGGCACAAGCGGTGCGCGAACGCAGCAAGGCCGGAGGTGTGGCATGAGCGACCGCGAGCCGTTCGGATTCCGGGTCAAGCAAACCGACGACGAGTTCGACAACCCCGCCGACCTATGGCAGGTCAGCCTCCCCCACCAATGCGACCGGTGGAAGGTCGCTGGCGATGACTACACCGGCGTCACGCACGAAGAAGCGGTCGCGGCGTTGGGGCGCCTCGTCGACGAGGCGCTGCACGCGCTCGCCGAGCTGACCAAGCGTCACGAACTGCGCGCGGAAGACGAGTGGGCGGCATGAGCGAGCGCGCCGAGATCGGGCTGCTGATCCTGGAACCGGTCAGCCGGATCGCAGCCCAACACCAGTACGACCCGCCGTGGGGCATGCGGTTCGAGGGCAGCCCCGACGTGCTCGACCCGATCGCGGAGGGAAAACGGCTGCTCAACCCGACGCTGTTCGGCATCCCCGTTCACCGCGTCTACCCGCTGAAGCCGGGTGCGTGGCAGGTTGTTGATGCCGCTGGTCGGGTGCTCGCGAGCGGCGTGGCGGATATCGGTGTTCATCTAACGATGGTGTCGCACTTGCACGCACCGTAAGCCGACACCATCCCCACGCGGCTGATCGACGTGGGCTCCATACCGCGCACTGCGAACATTATGGTGTACTGATCAAATCGCCCGACCCGCACGAACAGGGGGGACCCGTGGCAACCACAACCCGCCCACCAACGCTCGACCCCGAAGCGATCTACCACGCCGCCGACCAGAAACGACGCGGCCTACGCATCTCCTGGCGCAAAGCCGCCGAACAAGCCGACCTCCACTCCACGCACGTGTACACGAACCTCGGCCGTGGGCGCCTGCCCGACGTGCACAACCTCAACAAGGTCCTGCTGTGGATCGGGCTCACCGACCTGCGGACATGGCACAAAAGGCAGTCGTCGTGACCGATAACATGCCCGACGCCACGGACTGGTTCGACCTGCTAAACCACCAGTTCCTGCCGCTATACGGTGCCGCCGGTGAAGGTTTGGAGTTCCATGACGCCGACGTCACCGTGTCCGGCGTCCTGCTGGACGGCGTCCCTGAACGACTGACCCGTCTCGCCGATGAGTGGGTGCCCAAGATGCGCGCCTTCACGGCAGCCTGCACGGAGACGACACAGGCCGACGACGGGGACGACCACCCCACACGGGCGGAAGCGCCGTGACCGGCCTCGCCCGGTTCCGCCGCTGGCTCCGCGCCGACTGCCGATTCCGGATCGGCTCCCGCCAGTTCGTGCTCGGCGCATTCCGTCGCACCTGGCTCATCGGCGCCCAGTACAACCACGCGACCGAAGGCTGGAACTGGCACCTCGGCCCCATCGCGGTCAAAACCTGGAGGGCCGACCGTTGACCGCCGCCGCACCGAAACCCGCCACCATCCCCTGCCCCAAAGGCCGGTGCGACAAACCCCACGACCCCCGCAAATGCACCAGCCACCGGGACCTCGAACACGGCGAACTCGTGCCGTGCAAGAAATACCCCATACACGGGCTGAAGGTATGCGACTCCCACGGCGGGAGAGCACCACAAGCACGCAAAGCCGCCCGAGCCGAACTGGCACGCCGCGAAATCACCGAAGCAGTGCAGATCCTCGACGCGCCACCGATCGGCGACCCGCTGCGCGCGTTGCAGCAGCTGGCCGGCGAAGTCGTCGCATGGAAGAACGCGCTCGCAGACAGGGTCGACCTACAAAAGCTCCGGTACGCGTCGAACATCGACACCGAGCAGATCCGCGGCGAAGTACAACTGCTGGAACGGGCGATGGACCGCTGCAACACGGTGTTGGTGAACATCGCGAAGCTGAAGATCGACGAACGGTTGGCCGCGATCGACGAAGCCACCGCAGCCATGGTCATCCGGGCCATGGAAGCCGGGCTCGCCTCAGCCGGCGTCGCCGGGCCTGCAGCCGTCCGGGCGCGTGAGGTCATGCGCGGGCACCTGACCCTCGTCCCGGCGGGAGCAGCGCAGTGAGATCCGAGGGAACCTTCACCGAGGCACTGATCGATCTGCGGAAACTCGGTGCGACCAGGCGGATCAGCGGCGAGATGGCCGCACGCCTACGGTTCAGCGCCGAGCCCGGTATCGACTTCTACGCGGACGACATGCTCCTAGAACTCAGCACGCAGGTGTGGACGGAAGACCTGCCGCCGGAGCACTTCGAGACCACGCGCACGTTCACGGTCACCGCGCCCGCGTCGTGGTGGCAGCACTTCAAGGAAGCCTACGCAGGCACATGGTGGCTCGGTTGGTTGGTCCGCCGCCGCCCTCCGGTGACGTCGACCGCCCGGCGCACCGACGTCACCCTGTCGGTGGACCTGCGGCGGTTCCGCGCCTACCCGGCCGCACCGGAGATGACATGCAGGCTCGGCCCAGCGGTGCTGCATCACGGGATCGACCACCAGGTCACGTGGAGGGACCGGTGAGCGGCATGCTGCGGTCCGAGGACTTCACGCGCATCGCCGGGCTGGAGCGGCGCATGGTCGACGTGTTCCTGTGGACACCGTCGGACGCCATATCCGCCGCGATGAGGCGGATTTTGGGGCCGCCGGAGCGGCAGGAGGAGGGCGCGTACGCCTTCGCCGTGCCGCCGCCGCCGCCACCACCGGCGACCATCCGGGAGACGTTGGCGAGGTTCCGGGATCTGCCGAGGGCTGAGCCGATGAAGATCGTCATGTCGTCGAAGCACCTGGACGCGGTCCGTCTCGCTGACGCGGTCCGAGAGGTGATGTCCTCTCCGCCTGCGTTTGGCAACCTGGCCCAGATCTTCGCGCTCCCCATCAAGATCGACGAAACGGTGTCCGTCCCGAGGCTCGAACCCCTCCACCGCAGGTGGAAACGATCCGACGTCACCACCCGCATGCTGCTCCAACACATCAAAGAACACGACACCTACGCGTGGGAGCACCTATGTCGGCGGTTCCCCGCGAAAGTCGTGCTTGCCGCCTACAACCGCGACCTTGATCGAGGGCTGCTCAACTTCGGGGTCGCATTACGGCGCGCGTTCCTGACCGACAAAGGCAAGAACTGGCTACGCGACGACCCGGACGGCACGGCATGAGCAACGACTTCGCCACCACGATCCAACTGGAGCTGACGCGCGGCTACATGCAGCGCCTCGACGACGCGATGATCGGAGACGGGCACATCGTGACCGACGACGAAGCCCGCGACGCCATCGCCCGGATGCGTGCCGAGCAGGAGTTCGAGACGATGATGCGCGCGTTCATCGCCCAAGTCGCCGAACGACCCGCAGGCGAGTACCGGGCGGTGATGTCCAGCGAGCATCGGGCGTTCGCGCGGTGGCTGCACCAACGCCACCAGCGGAACGGCATCTACCGGGGCGGGCGCACGCCGACGCTGTTCGGCGTGCCAGTCGTCATCGACGAAACAGCGGACAAGCCCAGACTGGAGCCCCGATGAGTGCCCACTTCACGGCCGGGCAGGCGGAAACGAGATACGCCCTGAACTACGACACCGCCCGGTCGGCAGCCGAGGAAGCCGTCAAGGAGTGGTCCTACAAGGAAGACCCGCACGGCTACTGCCACCAGCGACCCGTCCTGGTTGCTCTGCTTGCCCGGATCAACGAACTCGCCGCACTCGATGGTCTCTCCGTTCTGCATCGACGTCTACTGATACGCACTGCGCACGCCTATGGAACTGGCTACGTTTACCGCAACCCCCTCACCGGCGAGGAAACCCCTCTCAACCCGAGAAACGTCACGGTGGTGATCTCTGAGAGGACGGCATCTACCTCGACCGCGCCCACCCCCGCGCAGATCCTCGCCACCCCGATGGGCGAAAACGACGCCGACGCCACCACCATCCGCGAATACCTCGCCGCCCTCGCACGCGGCGCCTGGACAGACGGCGAGTTCAGCGGCAAACGCCCCTTCGGCAGCAGCAGTTGGCGGTACGAGGTGTACGCCGCGCTCGGCGATGCCGGGCACATCCGGTACGTCCGCGACGAGGACGGTTACTGCGAAGAATGCGACACCGACCTCGGCGACAAGCTGATCCTGGCCGCCCTTGACGAGCTCGCCGCAGGGCCATCCGCATGACCCCCCTGACCCGCATCGTCGACCTGTGGAACCGGCTGGTGTTCGAGCCCCGACCCGAACCTCCGCCCGCACACCTGACCCTGACCATAGGTGGCATCACCTGGACGAAACCGCCCCACGGAAACCAAGGAAGGGTCATCATCGCGCCCCAGCGGACGACGATGACGCTCGCCGACATGCGGCGCCTCCACCTCGGATATGCGGGTAGCGGGCTACACGTCGGCAACGACGTATACGACCACCCGGTCATCTACGAGATCACCGGAATGGACGGCGACACGATGACCCTTCACCTGCGCCCGACACAGGCGTGGTCTGCGAGGCGGGGTTAGGCATGGAGAGCACTGACGCGGGCCATGAAGTTGTCGCGTCCGACTGCCCACCGCACGACGTGCGCACCCACATATCGCCGCTGTGGAGCGGACCCAAGGACCGTGGCGGTGTACACATCGGTCAGACCGTCATCCGGTGCTGCTCGCGATGTCCGTGGGAGGACGTGCACCAATGCGCGTTCGGAGACGACGGCGACTGCGACCACGAGGCGCCCCGGTGAACACGCGTGTTCTCGGGCTGGTCCGGGACAGGCTCGGCGAGGAGCAGAACAAGAAGAAGCTGACGCTCGCGACACCCGGCGCGTTGGCGAAGTACGTGGACGCGCGGACAGTCCAAACCCCGGCGTTGGACATCATCGACGCTGCGCTCGTGGATGCTGTCAACGGCGTCTCGCCATGGCTGATCATCACCTGCGCGCCACAGGAAGGGAAAACGTCCCGCGTCTCCCGAACGTTCCCAGCATGGCTGCTGCAACGCAACCCGCACCTCCGCATCGCCGTCGTCTCCTACGCGCAGGACCTGGCGCTAACCTCAGCCAAACTCGTCCGCAACGACATCGAATCAAACCCGGACCTGGGCATCGCCGTACGCCGGGACACCCGTGCCGGCGGCGAGTGGCGCCTGGAGGGCTTCGACGGCGGCATGATCGCCGCCGGTATCGGCTCCGGACTAGCCGGACGTCCCGTAGACGTGCTCCTGATAGATGATCCGCTCAAAGACCGGCAGGAAGCCGACTCGGAGAAGTACCGGAAACGCTGCTGGGACTGGTGGACAGAAGTCGGCTCCGCACGCCTCGGTCCCGGTGCGATCGTCGTCGTCATCATGACCCGATGGCACGAAGCAGACCTCGTCGGGCGGCTAGTTGAAGACGCCCCCGGCAAGTGGCGCTTCATCAACATCCCCGCCGAAGCCGAACACGATCCCGCAAAAGGCGCCGAGTGTAAATGCGCGGGCAAAGACGGCTGCCTCGGCTTCGACATCCTCGGCCGCCAGCCCGGCGAGTTCATGGTGTCCGCCCGCGGCCGAACCCACGACGAGTGGGTGGACCGCAAAAAGACGGCAGGGCCGCGGGCGTGGAACGCTCTCTATCAAGGCCGGCCCAGCCCTGACGGCGGCGGCATCTTCGAACGGGACTGGTGGCAGTACTACGACACCCCGCGAGCGGTCCAACGCGATGACGGCACGATGTTCGTCCCTGGCGCCGTCACCATCGAGATCCACGTCGATGCCGCGTTCAAGGACACGAAGGACTCCGACTTCGTCGTCATGCAGGCGTGGGCGTCCAACGGGGTGAACGCGTGGCTGCTGGACCAGGTCCGCGACCGGATGGACTTCACCGTCACCTGTACGAAGCTGGAGCAGTTGGCGGCGAAGTGGCCGCAGGCCCGCGCGAAGGTGATCGAGGACAAAGCCAACGGTCCGGCGATCATCTCGCAGCTCCGGAAGAAGGTCCCGGGCGTCATCGCGTACACGCCGAAGGACTCGAAGGAAGCCCGCGCGTCGGCAATCGCCGTGTACGTCGAGGCCGGGAACGTCGTCCTACCGGCTGCGGCGCTAGCGCCGTGGGTCGGCGCCTTTGTAGAGGAAACAGCGAGCTTTCCGAACGGCGCGAACGATGATCAAGTTGATGCGATGAGCCAAGCGCTTCACCGCCTGCTCGCGAAGGGGCGACCGCAGATCCGTTCGACCTAACCTTGCAAAGTGGATCACTTACCGCGCATTGCGTTGCGCGCGTCGCACTGCGCTCCACGTGACCCCGCCGCCTAGTGGATCAAACACGGTGGAATCGGTTCCCCTTGGGGCATGACCTCCCCGGGCCTTGCCGCCGCGCTCGACCGCGTCCGCGTGGCCGTGGTCCGCCCAGGGGAAACACTGCTCGTCTCGGTCGGGCGATGCCTGTCGGATGCCGAACGCGACGAGATGACTAAGTACCTCTGCCCGGTCATGCCTGAGGGCGTCAAGTTCGCGGTCCTCGAAGACGACATCACGGTCACCGTCGTCCGCCCGGACACCGCATGACCACCGCCGCGCACGCCGCACCCCAGGCATCCCGAGTGTCGTTCGCCGCTCTCAGTCATGCGGCCCGCCGGGCCGTCTCGGCCGTCGCGTCGGGTGCGATAGCGCTACGGCGGCAGTCCAAGGGCATCCGCGCGTTCATCCTCCAAACCGCAGGCCTCGCCGGGATGACCGCAGGCGCGTGGGTGGAGTGGGGCATCGGCGCGGGAATGGCCGTGGCGGGCGTCGCGTGCTTCTTCCTCAACTTCCTGCTCTCCGACACACCGCCGGACGGGCGCCGGTGAGGGACTTGATCTCGACACTCGCCGCCGCTGTCCGGAACGCGTCGCCTGTCCCGCTCGTATCGCGGTCTGCCGCCGTCGGCGGGGGCCGACACTACGCGGCACCACGCGGCCAGCAGGCGCAACTCCGGGCATACGGCAGCAACGGAACCCTGTTCGGCATCGTCGACCGAACCTCGACCGCAACAGCTGCGGTCGGCTGGCACCTGTACCGCAAAGCGAAATCCGGGCTGAAAGAAGACCGGGTCGAAGTCACCGAACACGCGTGCCTCGACCTGTGGAACCGGCCCAACAAGTTCTTCACCCAGAGACTTTTCATCGAAACCGAGCAGCAGCACCTCGACCTCACCGGTGAGGGCTGGATCGTCGTCGCCCGCAACAAACGGTTCAAGATCCCGCTTGAGCTGTGGCCTGTGCCGCCGCACCGGATGCGTCCCGTCGTGTCCCCGACCGAATACCTGATCGGCTACATCTACACCTCCCCCGACGGGGAGGAGATCCCGCTCGAGATCGACGACGTGATCCCGATGCGCCGCCCCGACCCCGACAACCCGTACCGCGGCCTCGGACCCGTGCAGGCGTCGATGCGCACCTTGGACGCGCAAAGGTACGCGGAGGAGTGGAACCGGAACTTCTTCACCAACGGTGCCGAGCCGGGCGGGATCATCGAGGTCGAAGAGCGCCTGTCCGACGACGAGTTCAACGAGTTCCGAGACAGGTGGGCCGAAGCGCACCAGGGCATCGACAACGCGCACCGGGTCGCCATCTTGGAAAACAAGATGAAGTGGGTCGACCGCAAGTACTCCATGCGGGACATGCAGTTCGTCGAGTTGGCCCGGATCGGCGACGACAAACTGTTCGTCGCGTTCGGTGTCTCCAAGACGATGCTCGGTTTGACGGAGGGCGCGAACCGGGCCATCGCCGAGAGCGGCAAGGTCATGTTCGCGGAATACGTGACGGTGCCGCGCCTGGACCGGCTCAAGGACATGCTGAACTTCCAGCTCCTGCCCCTCTACGGGCCGACCGGTGAGGGTTTGGAGTGGGACCACGACGACCCGGTGCCGCCGGACGCCGCAGCACGTGACCGGGAGCGCACGTCGAAGGCGTCCGCGTTCGTGTCCTACGTGCAGGCCGGTGTTGACGGCAATTCGCTGATCAAACCGCTGGGCCTGCCCGAGGGCATGGTGTGGAAGAAACCCGAACCACCCACCCCGCCGGCGGCACCGCCGAGCGGAGGGCTGAAGAACCCCGCCCCGAAGCCGCAGTCGACGCTCGCGGCCCTGTCGTGGCTCAACGCCGCACCCGCCGACCCCGGCGAACCCCCACCAGTCGACGAGGAACTCCAGCAGGTGCAGGCCGACTGGGAGGCCGCGCTCGCCGCGCTCCTCCTGGTGTGGGCGGGGATCACCGCCGCACAGCAGGCCGAACTCCTCGCCCAGATCACCGCAGCGATCGCGGCGGGCACCGTGGCCGCACTCGCCGCGCTGACCGTCACCACAACCGCCGCAGTCGCGGTGCTCACCGCCGCGATGGTGGACATGGGCATGACCGCCGCGAGGCAGATGGCCCGCGAGGCCGCCGCCCAGGGCCGGACGATCCCCGTCCCGGACACCCCGCCGGACATGGTGCCGGTCGCTGAGGTGGTCGCGAGGCTTCTCGGTGACGGACTGGCGCAGTCCGCAGGCAGGGAAGCGCTACGCGTGTACGCGCCCGGTGTCCCCGCCGAGCAGGTGACGGCGGATGTCCGTAAGCACCTCGACGGGCTGTCGCCTGCGCATCTGCGGGAGCAGCTCGGTGCGGCGCTGACCCGGGCGCAGAACATTGGCCGGCTGGAGACGGTCCGCGACGTCCCACAGACGATCTACACGGCGACGGAAGTCCTCGACAAATTTACCTGTGTCAATTGTCGGAAGATCCACGGCACCGTGTTCGACACCTGGCTAGACGCATGGCAGGCATACGCAGGCGGCCCCTACCACCTGTGCCTCGGCCGGTGGCGCTGCCGCGGAACCGTGACCGCCACCTGGAACCCGGCGGCGGGCACATGACCGCCACCCTCCTCCACGCGCCCGCACCGGTCGTCGTCAGCCGCCGCTACATCCGCGACGGCAGAGGCCGCTTCGCCGAAACCCCCGATGGCGGGATCTTCGACGCCGACTTCTACCAGTCGGCGTACGGCGACGTCTACGACGACCGCACGGGCAGCGACGAGATCGGCATGGTCAGCGTCCGCGTGTTCGAAGACGGCAGCGCACACCTCGTCGTCGACCACAACGAAGAGGACGACGGCATCGACAAGCACGAGGTGCTCGTCGAGTTCGACGACCCGGCAGACATGCGCCGCGTCGCGCACGAACTGAGGTGGGCCGCCACCGTAGACGTTCCCGCCGACGCCGACGCCGACGTATACGACTACAGCGACCTCGGCAACGGGTGGGCCGTCGCCGTGGACGGCGCGGGCAACGTCGGCATCCACGAAGTCGACGAGAACGGCGACCTCGCCGACGCTGCGGCGGACATGAGCCAGGACCAGGCGTACGAACTGGCTGAGGCGATCTTCGAGATGGCCAACGCCGCCGAAGACGCCGCCGAAGACGACGACGGCATCGAGTGGGTGGTCGGGGACGACGAGCCCGGTCCGTCGGCGACGGCTGCTCGTCGTACCAGGCGGGCGCCGCGCGGGAAGTACAACCCCGGGCAGAAACGCGACGACGACGGGCAGTGGTCCGACGGTATCCCCGGCGACAAGCTGAAGCTCGCGAAGCGGATTCAGCTCGGCGACGGCGAAGTGCTACGCGCGAGCCGGAAGCTGCCCGTCGACGGCAACTCCGAGACCGTACCGCTCGGTGCAGCGATCTCCACGCAGACGGGACCTGAGGTCAGGCTCGGCATCGTCTACCACGACGACGAGCGGAAATGGTCTGCCGCAAATCTTGGGGGAACGCTCAAGCTCCGTCCCGCCGATGTCGAGCGGATCAGCGCCGCGTTCGAGGCCGAAGGGGTGGTGGCCAAAGCCCGCCGCGTGGAGATCAAGAAGCACTGGTCGGAGATGGAGCGCCTTGAGGACGCGCGCGACGAAGGCCCGCTCAACGACGCCCAAGCGGCTCGGCTCGCCGAGTTGGCCGAGTGGGATGACCGGATGCGCGGCTTCAACGGCCACTCTTCGGAGATCGACGACATCATCAGCGAGGGGACGATCCCTGCCGGTGAGTGGGGCGACCTGGCCTACCAGATGTGGGGCGTGGAGGACGGCGAGGCGGGTTGGCGGTTCGAAATCGCCGTACGTCCGGCAGATGCCGTCGGGTGGACGTTCCCAAACAACGACGAGTTGGGTCTGAGCCAGGAGTATCCGGCGCTTATGGCGGATCTCGGCGCCTCGGACATGCCCAGGTTCCTGCGGCACCTCAATGACCTGGTCGTGAAGGCATCGCCGGAACCGGAGAACGCCGTGCCTGCTGGCGTTGCAGAGGACACGTTCGCGGCAGCCGCCGCACAGGCGATGCCGCTGGTCGAAAACAACCCCGGAACGGCGCCCCCGCGCAACAACGCCGCCGACACTGCGACTGGGGCGATGGTCGCCCTGATCCCCACCGACGCCGATGCCGCACGTCTCGCCGTGGACGGCGGCGAACCAGTCGGCGAACTGCATCTGACCTTGTGGTACCTCGGCGACGCCGCAGCGATCAGCGCGGAGACCCGCACAGCACTGGTGACCGCAGTCCGGTCGATGGTCGAACGGCGCGAGCTCCCGCCCGTCGAGGCGCGGGTGTTCGGAGCGGACCTGTGGAACGCCGACAGCGACAAGCCCGCCTGGGTCCTCGGCGTCGGAGACCTCCCCGCAGACGAACGCCCCACCGGTCAGGACACCCTTGCGGTCTACCGGGAAACGATGTCCGAGGCGTGGCATGACGGCGGGATCGCACTCGACGTCCCGCCGCAGCACACCCCGTGGCAGCCGCATATCTGCGTCGCGTACTCCGCCGACCCCGCCCTGCTGAAGGACCTCGTGGCCCGGCTCGGCCCGGTCACCTTCGACCGGATCCGGGTCGCGTTCGCAGGCGACGCCGTCGACATCCCGCTGGCCGCCCCTGGCAAGCCGACCGCGCCGCCCGGTGAGCCCGCGCTCGGGCCGTCCAACACGACCGCGAAAACGCGACCCGCAGCCAACAGGCGCCGGTTGCTGCCGATCCGCGCGTTCACCGAGCCGATCAACCACAAAGGAGGCCGTCCCGTGGGCGCCAGAACAGAAGCCCGCGCGGCACGCACCCGGCTGCGGGTCCAAGCCAAACGGAAATGGTTCCGGATCGAGAACAAGGCGGGCGTCGCCGACATCTACCTGTACGGGGAGGTTGGTTACTTCGGTGTCACCGCGGCGGACTTCTGCGAAGAACTCCGCCAGGTCAAAGCGTCCACGATCAACCTGCACATCAACTCACCCGGCGGGCAGGTACACGAAGGCGTCGCGATCTACGGGGCGCTCCGCGAACACCACGCCACGATCAACGTCACCATCGACGGGATGGCGGCGAGCGCCGCGTCGTTCATCGCGTGCGCCGGGGACCGGATCACGATCATGCGCTACGCGCAGATGATGATCCACGAAGCGTGGTCCGACGCGTACGGCAACGCCGAGCAGCTCCGCAAACAAGCCGACCTCCTCGAACGCACCTCCGCGACCATCGCCGCCATCTACAGCCAACGTGCCGGCGGCGACGCCGAGACGTGGCGCGGGCTGATGAAGGCCGAGACGTGGTTCAACGCCGACGAAGCCGTTCAGTTCGGGCTCGCCGACGACATCGGCGGCGACGTCCTCGCCCCGGCACGGCCGGTGAAATCAGCGTGGGACCTGTCCGTGTTCGCGTTCGCGGGCCGCGACCGGGCACCCACCCCGGTCCTCATGCCAGTGGCAATGGCCGTGGCGGTGACGGACGGACCGGAGCTCGACGGTACGCCCGCAGACGTGGCCGAGACGGCACCGGCGGAAGCCGCAGATACGGAACCCGTCGCCGAACACGATGCCGAACTGGCTGGCGAAGCACCGGATACCGGCACCGGCACGCCTGATGCGGAACCGGCCCCGGAACCGACCACGCCCGTCACCGCGCCGTCGGCCACATGGGCGGCACCCGCATGGACCACCACACCAGCCGACCCGTGGCGAAGCCTCGTCAGCGGCCTCACGACCCCCGAGCCGTCCACCCCGGACGACCCCACTGCCCAGGAGGCAACCAAGTGAAGGGCACCATCCACCTCAGCCCCGGGCTGCGGCACAAGCTGGCCTGCTCCGGTATCAACCGGGCACGGTTCGGCCGCGTCTACAACAGGGTCGCCCTGCCGGTCCCGAAGAACGCCACCGAGCTCGCGGAGATGATCGCGGACCCGGCCCGGGCCAAGGACATCGTCGGCAGCCCCGAAGCGCTGACCGAGTTCGTCGTCAACTACGCCGCCGCGCAGCAGGCGCCGGACACGGACCTGGCCCGTCAGATCGACGAGGGCGTCCAGCGGGGCCTCGCGCAGATGCTCCGCGACAACGACCAGAAGGACGTCAAGGACTCGATCCGGCGTCTCAACCTGGACCCGCAGCACCGCCCGACGGGCATGTCGAACTCGCACCGGCAGGCCACCCGGCACAACCCGCGCGCCGCTGGTGCCCCGCTCGACAACATCTTCGGCAGCTTCGAGGACTTCGTGCGGGCCACGTGGCACCGCAACCAGTCCGAGGCCGCGACGGAGAAGATCGCGCAGATCCGCAACGCGACGAGCTCCGTCGTGCCGTCCGAGGGCGGGTTCCTGGTGCCGGAGGTGTTCCGGTCGCAGCTGCTGCAGCTGTCGCTGGAGACGAGCGTGGTGCGCCCGCGGGCGACGGTGGTGCCGATGGAGGCGCCGCGCGTCCCGTTCCCCATGATCGACTCGACGACGAACGCGGGTTCCGTGTTCGGCGGCATGATCGCCTACTGGGGCGAGGAATCCGCCGCGTTCACCGAGTCGTCGCCGAAGTTCGGCCGCGCCGTCCTCGACGCCAAGAAGCTCACCGGGTTCGCGCTGGTGCCCAACGAGCTGCTCCAGGACTCGTTCCTGTCGTTCACTGCGCTCGTCGAGGGCCTGTGGCCGAAGGCGCTCGCGTTCTTCGAGGACCTCGCCTACATGACCGGCACCGGTGCCGGTGAGCCGCTCGGGTTCATCGGCGCGGCCAACAGCGCGGCCATCGCGATCACGAAGGACGCGGGGCAGCTCGCCAACACCATCACCACCGAGAACGTGATCAACATGTACTCGCGGATGTTCCCGGCGTCGCTGAACCGGGCCGTGTGGTACGCGTCGCCGGAAACCCTGGTCCAGCTGTACACGCTGTCCGTCAGCGTCGGCACCGGTGGTGCGCCCGTCATGCTCCTCAACATCGCCGGCCCCGGCCCGATGACGATCCTCGGACGGCCCCTGGTCATCACCGAGAAGGCGTCGCAGCTCGGCACCCGCGGCGACCTGGTCTTCGCCGACCTCGACTACTACCTCATCGGCGACCGCCAGATGATGTCGATGGACCAGTCCACGGACTACCGGTTCGCGAACGACCAGACCGCGTACCGGATCCTGCAGCGCGTCGACGGCCGCCCCTGGCTCCAGTCGGCCATCACCCCCGCCAACAGCGGAGACACCCTCAGCGCCTTCGTCGAGATTGAGACGCGGAGCTGATGGGCCAGCAGACGCCGAGCCTCGGGCAGACCGTGCTCGTCACGGTTCACCCGACCACGAACAACGGGACCGACACCGCGCCGGCGGTCATCACCCGCGTGTGGTCCGAGGTCCTGGTCAACGTCGCCGTGCAGCTCGACGGCCACAACGGCACCCAGGCCAAAACGTCCGTGGCCCTGTACCCGGACCGGGATGCACTCGACGCGGCGAAGGCCAAACGGGATGCCGAAGTCCCGACCGGGGCCGAGTACGTGTTCACCGCGGCGTACTGGCCTCCGGAGAGCTGACAACCCGGGCGGGCCGCCGCAATCAACCCCGGCGGCCCGCCACCACCCAGGCCAGCAGTGTCGCCCTGGCAAGGCACCCAGACGAAAGAAGGAACCCATGGCACAGGACGCACTCGGGCGGCTGTTCGACGTGAGCATCGGCTGGTCGCCGGTCGACGCGCAGACCGCGCAGACCGGCAAGCGGGTCAGCCTCCGCAACGCGGGCGGCTGCACGATCCTCGTCATCAAGGCCGCCGGCACCGCAGGCGACGACCACTCCTACGACCTGCAGCAGCACACCGCGTCTTCGGGCGGCACGACCGCTGACCTCGACATCATCACCTCGTACCACCTCAAGGACGAGGTGACCCTCGACGGCGACGAGACCTGGTCGAAGCTCACCCAGACCGTCGCCTCGGAGATCACCGAAGCCGGTGCCGCTGGCACGTCGGCGGAGCACGAGCAGATCCTCGTCATCGAGGTCGACGCCCGGCAGCTGTCGGACGGCTACGACTACATCTCGCTCAACTCCGGCGGCGAGGGCTCCAACGCGCAGCTGTCGACGTGTATCTACCTGCTGCGCGACCTCGCCGTTCAGCGCAGCCCCGTGAACCTCGTCGCACCCCTGAGCTGACCCCCTACTGCTCTCGGGCGGGGCCGGGCTCGACACCGGCTCCGCCCACCCGATCCAACAAGGGTTCGAATCCCGAAAAGGAGCACCAGACATGGCACAGGGCGCTTTCTCGTCGCTGTTCTCCCGCCGCACCCCGGGCGGTATCTACACGATCCAGGGCATCGACCAGACCCCGGGCAAGGTGTGGTTCGTCAGTTCCACCGCCACGGGCGCGGCCAACGCCAGCGGGCGCGGGCAGTCCCCGGACTCGCCGTTCGCGACGCTCGGCTACGCCTACTCGTCCGACGTGCTCTCTTCCGGCGACGTCGTGTACGTGATGCCCGGCCACACCGAGACGATCGGATCGGCCGGTGCGATCACCGCCGACATCGCCGGCGTCACCGTCATCGGCCTCGGCACGGGCGCGGCCCGGCCGACGTTCAACTCGACGACCACCGACGCCACGATCCTGATCAGCGCAGCCAGCACCAAGTGGGTCAACCTCCTACACGTCGCGAACACCGCCGTCGACGTCGTGTCGGGCATCATCGTCACCGGCGCGGACTGCACCCTCATCGACATCGAGGGCCGCGAAGACGGGACGACAAAGCAGTTCGTCGACTGGCTCGGCATCAGCACCGGCGCAGACCGGTGCAAGGTGGTGCGGGCGAAGTTCATCGGCGCAGCCGGCGACGCAGGCCAGTCCGGTATCCAGGTCACTGCGGTCGCCAACGAGGTGGAGCTCCACAGCCCCTGGGTTGAGGGAACCCTGGCCGCCGGTTGCATCGAGACCACGGCTGCGAACCTGCGGATGCTGATCAAGGACTCGGTGACCCGGAACCTGCACGCGACGCAGGACGGCGGGATCGTGCTGGGCGCCAGCACCACCGGGATGATCATCAACCCGGTGACCCGGTCGGCGACCAACGACGCCGACGGTTTCAACCTCGCGTTCGTCGGCGCAGCGGCGGCCTGGTTCAACCCGCTGGTCGTCAACCTGGCAGGCGAGAAGGGCGGCAGCTCCCTGACCGCATCGGCAGCAGCCTGATGACGGTCTACATCCGCGGCACCGAGGGCAGGCTGAACGACATCCTGTCTGTCCTCGGCACCACCAAACCGTCCCTGTGGCCGTGCTGGGAGAAGACCGGCGTGCTGGTCTCCGGCATCGGCGTCGGGGACCTGATCCCGTCGGAGACCGCCGGCGCAGCCGAGGCCCTGGAGGACGACTTCGCGCCCGCAGTACTGCCGTGCGGCCTGCACTCGTACCACTTCCACCCGACGGGAGACCACCACCTGGCCGGGATCGACTCGGCGAACTACACGTTCGGCGACGGCAGCATCGACTCGGCGTTCTCCGTCGGCGCTTGGATCCGCCCGAACGCGATCGCCTCGAACACGATCGTCGCGAAGTACTCCGCGACGGTCCGCGAGTGGCGGTTCTGGATCGACGCATCAGGGAAGCTCGACCTCGAGCTCTACGACGAGTCGGCTGACGGCACGGAGATCGCGGCGTCCACCGCCGCTTTGACGGCAGGGCAGTGGGTCCATGCCGTGGCCACCTACGACGGCGACGAGACGGCGCCCGTGGTGAACCTGTACGTCAACGGCGCCCTGGCCAACGACGGCACGACGGTCGAGGCCGGTGCGTACACGGCGATGGAGGACACCGCGACCCCGCTCACGGTGGGCTGCTCCGGCGTGACCGCGACCCCGGTGAACGAGTTCCACGGCCGCATCGCGCTCCCGTTCGTCACCGGCAAAGCCCTGACCGCAGCCGAGGTCACGGCCCTGTACGGGTACACCGCCCCGATGGTGGGGGTGGCGTAGTGCTGTGGATCTGCAAAGCCTGCACGACCGCCTACTCGGTCGGTGCCCCGGCCTGCCCTCAGTGCGGGTCGAGAAAGCACGCCGAGCAGGGCTCGAAGGATGACCCGACGCTGGCTCCCGCACGGGTCGCGGCTCCCGAAACCTCGGAGGAGACCCCCGATGTCCCCTAAGAACACGGTCCACGGCGGCCCGTCCCACAAGGGCGACCCGCCGAAGCCGTCCCGCCGCTCGTTCGGTGAGGCGCTCGCCGCCGCCCGCATCGGGCAGGCGCCCCTGCCCGTCGACGAGGCTCCCGCACCGCAGCTGCCCCAGGTCGAACCGGTCCCGGCCGACGTCGTCCCGGCGGAGACCGGCGAGGCACCGGTCGAGGCGAACTCCGAGCCGGCGCACGTCGAAGGCGACGGGCCCGTCGCTGATGCGGGCACAGAGCCGCCGCTCAGCGACAGCGGCACCGCGGCCCTCCCCGACGGGGCCGAGCGGTCGTCGTTCGGCGACCTCATCACCGCTGGGGGCGGAACCGACCCCGATGCCACCGACCCGGACGCCGCCGAAGAGCCGGCAGTGTCCGAACCCGAGGGAGGCGAGCAGCCATCTCCTGGTACCAGCTCCTCGACATCGCCAAGGAAGCGGCGGACGAGTTCCGCCGAGCCGAAACCGAACGGCCGACGGCGTGCCCGTTCGACGGGGAACCCCTCACCGCAGGACCCCGAGGCGGACTCCACTGCCGGTTTTGTGGTCGAACCGACGACGACTTCCGGGTCTGACAAGTAACAGGGAGGAGGTGGCACGGTGGGAATTTGGTACGCGACCAGGGAAGACGTCCAGCGGGCGCTCGACGCCAAGGACACGGCGCGCAGCAACGCGCAGATCGACCGTGCCATCGAATCCGCGTCCCGGATGATCGACGGCAGCAGGCCCGGCAGCGGGCTCCTGCTCCGCCGCTTCTACCCCGAACTGCGGACCATGACGTTCGACTGGCCCAACAACCAGTACGCCCGTCCGTGGCGGCTCTGGTTGGACGCCAACGAACTCATCTCCGCCACCACCGTCACGGCTGGCGGCACGACGATCGCGGCAACGGACTACTTCCTGCGCCCCGACTCCGGCCCGCCGTACACCCACATCGAGATCGACCTCGACTCGTCGGCCGCGTTCAGTGCAGGCGACACCCACCAGAGGTCCATCAGCATCCTCGGCGTGTACGGGTTCAGCGCCGACGACGCGACAGCGGGCACCCTCGCCGAGGCGCTGGACGCGTCAGAGACCGCTGTCGACGTGTCGGACTCGTCGACCATCGGCGTCGGGTCGATCATCAAGGTCGAATCGGAGCGGATGATCGTCACCGGGAAAACCATGATGGACACCGGCGTGAACATCGACGCCGCCGACAGCCTCACCGCACTCAACTCCGACGTGTCGATCACCATGTCCACCACCACTAGCGCCCCCGTCGTCGACGAGGTCATCCTCATCGACTCGGAGCGGATGCTCGTCGTCGACATCGCCGGATCGGTCCTCACCGTGAAACGCCCCTGGGACGGCACGGTCCTCGCGACACATGCCGCGAACGCGGACATCTACGCGCCCCGCCGGCTGACCGTCACCCGCGGGGCCCTAGGCACCACCGCCGCCACCCATGCCGACACCACCGCCATCACCCGGCATGTCTTCCCCGGCCTGGTGCAGGAGCTGTGCGTCGCGGAGGCGCTCAACCACTTGATGCAGGAGCGGTCCGGGTACGCGCGGACGGTCGGCTCGGGCGAGAACCAGCGCGAGGCGTCCGGTCGCGGACTGCGGCAGATCCGCGACGACGCCCGCAACGCGTACGGGCGCAGGGCCAGATTGCGGGCGGTGTAGCCGTGTACCAGGTCGATGTTGATGTGAGCGGGCCGCTGTTCGACGGCCGCACCGAGGCCGCGCTCCGGGCCGGGATGGCTGACGCGGTGTGGGAGGTCGCGAAGGTCGGGCGCGGCATGCTCGGTGTCGAGTACATCAAGACGTTCAAAAACCCGACCGGCTACTACGAGTCGAAGACCGAAGCGGACCGGGTGTCCGATGAGCTCGCGGTCATCCACGACAACGACGTCATCTACGGCGCCTGGTTGGAAGACGTCGGCTCCCGGAACTACCCGGTGACCCGGTTCAAGGGCTACCGCAACTGGCGGACCGTCGCCCAGTTGCTACAGAAGGCCGCGAAGCCGATCGCCGAGCAGGTCATCAGCCGTCACCTCAAGGCGGTGACGTGACATGACCGTCGACATCGACAGCATCCTCGCGCAGGTCACGTCCCACGCGCAGACGTTGGGTGTGTTCGAGCGGTTCAACGGTGCCGAGCCGGAGAACGCGCCCGGGAACGGGTTGACGGGTGCGTGCTGGGTGCAGGAGATCAGCCCGGACCTGACCGGGTCTGGGCTTGCGTCGACGTCCATGGTGCTGCTGCTCAACGTGCGCATGTACCTGCCGGTCAACAACCTCGCGCCGGAAACCCTCGACCCGCAGATGGTCAAGGCCCTGGATTTGCTGTTCGCCGCGTATATCGGTGACTTCACCCTCGGCGGCCTTGTGCGGATGGTCGATGTGCGCGGCGCGAAGGGCAAACCGCTGTCGGGGCGGGCGGGCTATCAGCAGATCGACGCGGCCGTGTACCGCGTCTACACGATCGCTCTTCCATTGGTAGTTAACGATTTGTGGACGGAGGCCGCGTAGCCATGGCAAAGACCTCGGGCATGGGTGACAACTACTATTTGTCCGGTTACGACCTGAGCGGGGACATCAACAGCCTCGGCCGGATCGGCGGCGGCAACGCGCCCATCGAAACCACCGGCATCGACAAGTCCGCGTTCGAACGCATCGGCGGGCGACGCGACGGCGGCATGGCCTTCGTCTCCTACTTCAACGACGCAGCCGGGCGGGCACACCCGCGCCTGTCATCGCTGCCGACCACGGACGTGATCTCGACGTACTGCCGGGGTACGACCCTCGGCAACCCTGCCGCGTCGCTGGTCGCGAAGCAGTCCAACTACGACGGCACCAGGAACCAGGACGGGTCGTTCACGTTCGCCTGCCAGACCCTCGCCAACGGGTACGGCCTCGAGTGGGGCAAGCAGCTCACTGCAGGCAAGCGCACGGATACGGGCGCCACGACCGGTACTGGCGTCGATTTCGGCACCGGGTCGACGAGCTTCGGGTTGCAGGCATGGCTCCACGTCTTCTCGTTCACCGGCACCGACGCCACCGTCAAGATCCAGGAGTCTTCGGACGATGCCGTCGGCGACCCCTACGCGGACGTGACGGGCGGCGGGTTCACGCAGATCACATCCGGTCCCACATCGGAGCGGATCGCCGCGTCTGCGGTGCTGACCGTCGAGCGGTACCTGCGGGTCACCACCGTCACCACCGGCGGGTTCTCGTCGCTGGTCTTCGCAGTCATGGTCTGCCGCAACGAAACATCGACAGTCTTCTAAGGATACGGCTATGACGCGTCCCATTTTCCGGAGCCCGCCGCAACTGCCGGCGCACGCCATGAAGACGTACTCGATCGTGTCGCCGATCGCCACCCACTGGCGCAAGGCCACGTGCGCGGAGGTGAACTGCCCGGCCCACAACGCCGGGTGGAGCACCAGCATCGACGAGCGCACCGACCTGGGGCAGGGGCAGGCGTACTACATCCGCAAGCAGTCCGGACGCCGGTTCACCGAAACGAAGGACGCGGAGTGGTCGCCGACGGTGTTCACGTTCCCCGCCGGACAGACGTGCTTCCGGTCCGCCGAGCACCGTCTGCCGCTGGAGCGTCCGGCGCTCTACTACGTGACCGGCGGCGACTGGCGGGGGAATCCGCGCGGTACGCAAATGCGCCACCGCAGTGGCGATGACTGGGTGGATGACTTCGCGGGGCACCAGCAGCGGCTTGCGGACCGGCTGGGGCAGGGATGACAACCAACCAAACGAGCAATACGGACAGAAGGGCATAAGTCATGGCGAAAGAGTCCGGATTGGGCATTACGACCCTATCGGTCGACAACTCCAGCGGCACCGCCAAGGCCATCAAGAACGACATCACGAACTTCCAGTTCGCCACACCGCGCGGCGTCCAGGACGTCACCGGTGTGGACAAGTCGGCATTCGAGCGGCTGCTGCTGCTCGCCGACTTCTCCATCACCCTCAACGGGGTCTTCAACGACGCCGCAGACCAGGAGCACGACGTGTTCAAGACGGTGCCGTCGACGAGCGTGGCACGGACGGTGACGCTGGCCCACTCCGGTCAGACGTTGGCGAACGAGTGCATGTTCACCGACTACGCGCTGACCCGGGCGGCTTCGGGTGAACTCACTTTTACCGCACCTGGTGTCCTTTCGGACGGAACCGTACCTACATGGTCATAACGGACATGCGGGTAGTTGGGCGGGTGCCCCCGAGCCCCGCCCATGAACCATCCGCCCACCAACCACCGGAGATCTGACCATGGGCTACGTACGCGCGCACCTGAAGCTCACCTTCGACGACCCGGAGCTCGCCGACTTCGTGGTCCGGGCGAAACGGCTGAACATTGGACAGCTTCTTGAGCTGTCAAAGCTCCGCCACCTGGCGGGGTTGAAGGACGACGACTCGAAGGTCGAGGAAGGCCTCCAGCAGGTGTTCCAGGCGCTCTCGAAGGTCATCACGTCGTGGAACCTCGAAGAGCCCGTCGACCCCGACGACCCCGACGGGCCGACCCAGAAGGTCCCGGTGACCGCCGACACGATCGCCGACCAGGACTTGGCGCTGCTGGTGGCGATCATCGACGCGCTGCAGGGCGCGACCACGGGCGTGAGCGGCCCTTTAGGTCCGACATCCTCCGGTGGCGAGCCGTCCGTGGAGGAGTCGATACCGATGGACGTCCTGCTGCCCGAAAGCCCGCCGAGCTGATTCATGCCGAGACGGTTCTCGCCCTGTGCGACAGGTTCCGCTGCCTGCCGTCGCAGGTGCTGCGTGAGGACACCGAACTACTACGCCTGATCAACATCGTGGACCTGGGAAAACCGGAGGAGGTGCCCGAACAGTGACAACGAAGCCATTCCGTACCGCCAGGCGCCATCCGGTTCTTGCCGCTCTCCACTACCTGGAGAGTGGACCGTGAGCGAGGACATCGAGATCCGCGTTTCGATCAAGGACAACGCGAGCCGCGGCCTCGACGCCGTGAAACGCCAGGCCAAGGACACCGGCGACCACATCGCCCGCGAGCTCTCCCGCGCCGGCGAGCGTGCGGGCGACGGGTTCGAGCGGGGCATGTCCCGCCGCTTGGGCGACGGCGCGGAGAAGGGCCGCGGGTTCTTCGGCCGACTGTTCGACGGGGTTGCCGACCAGGCGTCGAACGCGGCAGACGCGGTGGGGAAGTCGTTGGCGCAGATCCCGGTAGCGCTGTCGGGGCTCGCGGCGTCGACTGTGGCGACGGGCGGTATCAACCTGCTGGTGCTGGCGTTGCTGGCTTTGGTCGCTGCTGCTGCGGTGGCGGTCGCGGGGTTGATCGTCCTCGCGCCGGCCGTATACCTGGTGGGTGGTGCGTTCGGGGCGACGAACACCCTGGCTGTCGGACTCGCCGCAACCTTGGCGACGCTGGTTGTCGGGTTGGGCGGCATGGGCGACGCATGGTCCGCTGCGGGGCAGAAGTCCGGCGGCGGCGGCCGGTCCGCGGCTGATGCCGCGCATCAGGTGCGGATGGCGACGCTCGCGCTCGCGGACGCGCAGCGCGAAGCCGTCACCGCGCAGGAGGCGGTGACCCGTGCCCGGATGGACGAGCAGGAACGCCTCGAGGACCTCACCCGGTCCCTCGCCGGTGCCCGCCTGGACGAGGAGGGCGCGATCCTCGCCGTGCAGCGGGCGGAGATCCGGTTGCGGGACGCACGCCGCAACGGCGGGTCCGCTTTGGACTACCGGGAGGCGGAACTGGCGCTGCGGCAGTCGAAGCAAACCCTGGAGGAGGTCCGGGACAGGGTAGGGGACCTCGGCGCCGAGCAGGACGACGCGTCCCGCAAAGGCGTTGAAGGCTCGGACCGGGTGCAGGCCGCTTTGCGCCGTCAGGAGATGGCGCAGCGGCAGATCACCGCAGCCACGTACGCGCTGGCGCAGGCGCAGCGCGGTGCGGGTGGTGGGGTGGACGCTTTCGCGGAGGCGATGGCGAAGTTGTCCCCGAACGCGCAGGCGTTCCTGCTCACGCTGCTGGCGTTGCGGGACCAGTTCGCGGGGATCAAACGGGAGACGCAAGACAAGCTGTTCGATGGTTTGGACAGGTCGGTGATGCGGCTCGCGAACCGCTCGTTCCCGACGCTGCGGACCATCCTCGGCAGCACCGCCACGTCGCTGAACGGGCTCGCGAAGGGTGCGATGGAGGCGCTCGGCGACCCGAAGTTTTTGAAGGACGTCGGGGCGGCGGCAGGGGCGTTCGACCGGACGTTGGACCGGATCGGCGAGAAGACGCTGCCGAAGCTCCTCGGTGCGATCGGGACGTTGGCGCGGGCGTCGATCCCGTTCTGGGAAGAGCTGTCGGATATGGCGTTGGGGTGGATCGAGAAGTTCTCCGACAAGATCGAGGCCGCTGACAAGGACGGCCGGTTGAAGACGTTCTTCGAGGACGCCGCCGAGAGCTTGGGGACGCTCCGTGATGTCGGCGGTACCGCGATATCGATCCTCGGGACGATTGTGAAGATCCTGTTCCCGGGGAGCAAGCGCGAGTCCGAGGGCTTCTTGGACACGGCTCTCGCGAACCTGGAAGAGGTCCAGGCGTGGCTGGATAACCCGGAGAACCAGACGAAGATCCAGGACTGGATCGCAGGCCTGCAGGACATGGGTGACGGGCTCGGCGAGACCACGGACAAGGTCATCGGGATCGTCGACCGCATCGACGAGTGGACGTCGTCGATCGGCGGTTTTATCGATGCGTGGACCTGGCTGCCCCGTCTGATCAAACGCGCCTCGGCGGGCATGTTCGACGGCGTCAAGGACGCGTTCAAGGCCGCCCTGAACTGGGTCATCGACCGGTGGAACGGGCTCTCGTTCAGGCTGCCGTCCATAGAAATGTTCGGCACCACCATCGGCGGCAGATCACTCGACACCCCGAATATCGACCGGTTTGACCATGGCGGCATTGCTGGCGGGCTCGTGTCTGTCGCCGAGCGGTCGCGTGAGGCGATCTCCACACCTGGCGGCGGGATGCTGCTCGCCCTGCCGCAGGGCTCGACCGTGCATCCCAACGGTGCGACGGAAGCCATGTTGTCGGGCGGCGGGGGCTCGCAGGCGGTCCGGGTGGTCTTCGACATCACCGGCGCCGACGAGGAGATGAAACGCGTGATCCGCAAATGGGTCCGCATTGAGGGCGGCGGCAACGTGCAGACCGCATTCGGGAAGGGCTAGGAGAAATAGTGGGACATCTATACAAGACATGGAATTCGGCGATGGCAACTACCGCCGCGCAGGCTTCGGTGACCACCGGAACAGCCATCAAGACCATGCTCCAGATCGCGACGCCGTCGACACGGCAACTCACCGTCATGTCGTGGGGCTTCTCGATCGACGACCCGCCCGGTGCTGATGCCGTGTTCGAACTACTCGACACCGACGTCGCGGCGACGGTCACGGCACACGTTGCTGCGGGCGTGCAGCCGCTGATGCCCGGAGCGCCAGCATCGTTGATGACGCTGGGTACGTCGGCGACGGGCTACACGGCGACGGCTGAGGGTTCGACGACGGCCGCGCGGGTGCATGACGTGGTGTCGATGTCGTCGGTGTCGGCTGAGGCGGCTGCGGGGATGGTGTACGCCTACCAGTTCATGCCCGATGAGCGGCCGATCATTGCCGTGTCGCGGTTTCTTCGGGTGCGGGCGACTACCCCGACGACGGCTGTTGATCTTCGCTGTTGGGTGACCTGGTCTGAATGATCACGAGGAGGAGGGTCGCCGCCAGATGGGCCGCGTGGGAACGCCACGCCGGCCGGTTCGGTGCTGTCCCTGCCGCCTCCACTGCGGGCCCAGTTCCGCCCGCCGACACGTTCCCGGCGACGGATCTGCAGTGCCGGGTGTGGATCGCCCTGACCCCGGACTACACGTTGCCGTGGTGGCAGTGGGGTTGGGCGAACATCACCGAGTACGTGCGCTGGGACCCGGGTATCACGGTTACGGACGGCCGCCGCGACGAGTCGGGCACCGTGTCGACGATCAACGCCAGCATGGTGTTGGAGAACGACGGCAGGTTCTCCCGCCGCAACCCGTTCTCCCCGTATTACGGGTTCCTGACCCGCAACACCCCGGTCTGGGCGCAGGTCAACCCCGGGTCCGGCTGGTACGACCGGTTGCACGGGTACATCAACGCGTGGCCGAAACGATGGGACACCACCGGCACCGACTCCGTGGTCCCGGTCAGCATCGGCGGCATCAAACGACGCCTCGACAGCGACGACGTCGAGAAGTCGCCGATGGCCCGCACCTGCGCCGGCCCCACCGCTGAGGGCATCACCCCGATCGGGTACTGGCCGATGGAGGACGGGGCGAACGCCACCCAGTTCGCGTCGGCGCTCCCGGGCGGTGAAACGGCGGTCCTCGGCGGGGTGACGGCCCTGGCCGTGAGCGACCTGTTCCCCGGGTCGCAGCCGTTGCCGGTCTGGCCCGAGGGCGCCGTCACACGTGCCCGGGTCCCCGCGCACACCGACGTCGGCCGGTGGGCGGTCCAGATCGCGTCGCACATGCCGACCAACGGGGGGGTCTCATCTTCGGGCGTGGTCCGCGTCTTCCACGCTGCCGGGGACATCACCGTCGGCCCGAACATGGCTGGCACCAGCATCACCATAGTCATCAGAGACCTGTCCGGGACGGTCCTCGACATAGACACCCCCGCCGTCGACGCAGACCTGATCCTGGACCAGAGCCTGTCCTATGTGATCACGGCGGTCGACGACGCGTCCGGCACCGACGACTACTTCTACACCCGGATCCTCAACAGCAGCGGCGACATCGTCTTCTCCTACGACTACAACGCCGGGGCGGGCCGCTACGGGAAGGTCGTCAGTGCCAGCCCGGGAGGCCTGCTCCACAACTACAGCGGGATGGCGCTCGGCCACCTGCAGGTATTCGCCGACGCCGCCTGGGATAAGGACACCAGCGGTGCCACGGCCGCAGAGGCGATGGGCGCCTGGGACACCGAGCGCCTCACCGACCGGCTGGCCCGGGTCTGCCGGGAGGAGGGCATCCCGTTCGCGGCCTACGCAGGCGACGAAGCCGCGACGCTCGGCCCGCAGCCGACGGGTTCCACGTCGGCTGTGCTCGCTGATGCGGAGAAAGCCGGCCGCGGTGTCGTGTACGAGCACGAGTTCGGGTTGGCGTACAAGTCTCCGCGCGACTACAACAACCAGCCCGTACATTTCGCCGTCGACCAGGCGCAAGGGCAGCTCGCGGAGTACGTCGAGGCCGACGACGACGACCAGGTGATGGTGAACCAGTGGACCGCGAAACGCACCGACGGGTCGTCGTCCACCTACCGGGACCCGGCATACGTTGCCGGTGACGCCCTGTTCGCGGGCGGCGACACGTACAACGTGGAGACGGACGGGCAGTTGCCGGACATCGCCGGGTGGGAGGTCCACAAGGGCACCGTCGACGAGGACCGGTGGCCGATGCTAGCGGTCAACCTCGCGAACCACCCGGAGCTCATCCCGCAGTGGACGGGAATGCCGTTCGGCGGCCGGGTCCAGGTCACCAACCCGCACGAGGAGGTCGGCGTCGATGTGATCGACGCGATCCGGGAGGGCCGCACCGAGCACTGGAACAGCAAGCAGTGGACCGCGCGCATGAACACCACCCCGGCGTCGACCCACACGGTCGGGGTGTGGGGCGACGACACCGGCAGCAACACCGAGTCCCGGTGGGGTGTCAACAACTCGACGCTCGTCACCGCCGTCTCCGACACGGCCACCGCGTTAACGGTGACCGCGCCCGGCGAGCCGTGGGTCACCGGGGACACGGGCACCGACACCGTCAACTTCCCCCTGGATGTTGACATCGGCGGGTTGACGTACGCGTGCACGTCCATCGCAGGGGTCCTGTTCGACGGGTTCGACCGCACGGTTGCGGACAGTTGGGGCACCGACCCGGGTACCGGCCTCACCTGGTCCGTCGTGTCGGGTACGGCGGCTGATCACTCGGTGGCGTCGTCGCGGGCGCAGCACAACATGGCCACCCGCAACGTCAACTACACCGGGCTGATCGACGCAGCAACCCTCGGGGTCGCGTCCGGCCCGAACGACATCACCCTGCCGATCCGGCCGGGTGTCGTGGCGACCGGCGCCGATTTCCGGGTGGCGATCGAGACCAGGTCGAGCGGGAGTTCGTCGTCGTGGGCGCGGTGGGATGTCGAGTTCCGCACGTCCGGGGTCCTCGCGGCCCGGCACCGGCGGGCGATCTCCGGGGCGCAAACCAACTTCGACTACACGATCTTCCCGTTCACGTACGGGGCGTCCGATGTGGTGTGGCTGCGGCTGCGGCTCGACGGCGACGACATGTACGGCAAATGCTGGGTCGGCGCCATCACCGACGAACCGGCCCGCCTCACGACCCAGATCGGCGGCGCGACCGGTGTCCCGCCCGGCACACAGTTCGGGGTGCGGACCTTCATCAACAGCTCGAACAGCAACGTGTTGCCGCTGCTGGTCGAGTTCGACAACATCCGCATCAACGATCCGTACACGTTCACCGTGACCCGGTTGGCGACCGACAAGCCGCATGCGGCCGGCGCCCCGGTGACGGTCACCGACACCGGCACGTGGGGAATCTGAGGAAATCAATGGCTATCAGTGATGTTGTCGGCGGGGCGAAAACCATCGGCTCCCTGACCAGGGGCGCGTTCTTCGCCAGCATCGACGAGCAGGTGTTCGACGCGTCCGGGACGTGGAGCAAACCCGACGGCGCGCAGTACGTGTACGTGCAGGTCGTCGGTGGCGGTGGCGCGGGGGGCGGTGCGGACATCACTGGCGCCGGCCAGTGGTCGTTCGGTGACGGCGGTGGCGCCGGGGAGTACGCGGCGGGGTGGTTCGCGGCGTCGTCGCTTGCGGCGACGGTGACGGTGACGGTCGGGACCGGTGGTGCGGGTGCGTCCGCTGCGGGCGGCGCCACGGGTGTGACGTCGTCGTTCGGGGCGCACATCACCGCGGTCGGCGGCGGCGGCGGGAGTATCCGGGCGGTCGGGTCGACGGCGAACTATTCGGCGAACACGCAGGCCCGGATCGGTGGTACCGGTGGTACTGGTGGGACGGTGCGGGTGGCGGGGTCGCCTGGCGGTGTGGGTATCGCCATCAACTCGACGACGACGGGTGTGCGTGCCGGTGACGGCGGTATCACGGTTTTGGGTGGTGGTGTGACGGAGTCGTTGAACGGGGTCGGGAACGCGGGCAAGGACTACGGGGGTGGTGGTGGCGGTGCGGCGAACAGTGCGTCGCAGGGTTCGGCCCGTACGGGCGGCGCAGGCGCCGACGGGGTTGTCATCATAACCACTTTCGTATAGGGGAACATCGATGACGTACGCAACCGGTGAACTCAAAGCGGCCCGGAACCTGCTCCTGGCCGAACTCGACATGCACCCGGGGTCAGGCTCGTACCCAGCAGACCTGGACCCGGGCGAGGTCGGGATCGTCGCCGACGCCCCGCACGCCGAGGTCGGCACCTCATACCACCTCGGCAAGGACCAGCTCCGTGCCGACGCCTATTCGGCACGCACGACCCGGGACGGGGCCGGGCTCACGGACGCCGCGAGCGCGGTCGACGTCGGCGAGTTCAAGGTCACCACCCCGAAGGGCACGTTCACACACCGGGACCTCGCACTGTGGTCCGTGGCGCAATGCCAGGCCAACCACCCTGATACCCGCGACATCCGGGAGGTCATCTACAGCCCCGACGGTGTGCGGGTGTTCCGCTACGACCGGGAACGCGGCATCACCTCGAAACCGGCGGAACGGATCCCGGCCGACAACCACCGATGGCACAACCACTACAGCCAGTACCGCGACGCCACCAAGGCCGGGCGGACAACACTGCGCGACCACTTCGCGCGCTGGCTCACCGAGATCGGACTAGGAGACGACATGGCTTTCAGAGACGACAACGACGCCCGCGCCCTGATGTTCCGCGTCTACGGCATGCAGGCCATGAGCGACACCATCGACAACCACGTCAACAACCCCAAGGAGCCCAACGAGCTGGCGCGGACACTGCGCCGGATCGAGGCCGCACTGACCCAGTCCGCTGCGCGGGAGTCCGCGCTCGCCGCGGCGGTCCAGGCGCTCGCCGACCTCGGCGGTGCCGACGCAGCCCCGATCGTCGCTGCGGTGAACCGGGTCGGCGACGAACTCGGCGCGAGGATCGCCGAACTGGATGCGGACAACGCGGCGCTGCGCGCGCAGGTGGAGGCGTACCGCGACGCGGAAGCGGCCGGGCTGCGGGCGCAGGCGGACGAACTCGACGCGTCGCCCGCCTAACCGCACCACGCACCACCGTGTGACCCGCGCCCAGACCCGCGTGGGACAGACCGACACAGGTAGAGGTACAGGATGGACTTCAGTTGGGTGCTGCCAGCCGCCGGGGCTCTGGTCCTGCTGGCCGCCGCGCTCGTCGTCATAGGAAAAGGAGTCAGGTGGGTGTTCTCGACGTTGAACATGGTCCGCGAGTTTTTGGAGGACTGGCGGGGCGAAGAAGCCCGCCCGGGCTACCACAAACGGCCGGGCGTGATGGAGCGCCTCGTGTCGCTGGAAGAGCAGGTGAGCACGGTGACGCATGAGCTGAAACCGAACTCCGGGGCAAGTCTCCGGGACGCGGTGGACCGTATCGAGGTGCACACGGTCCCCGCGCCTGAGGTGAAGGAGGCTGCCCGGTGAGCGCCACGCCTGATCCTGCGTCGACTGAGCCTGCCCTGTCGGTGGGCGTCGCGACTTCGGCGGTGTCCGCCGCACTGGCGCTGCTGGCGTCGTTCGGCCTGGGCCTGACCGCCGAGCAGGCCGCCGCTGTGACCGGCGTGGTGGCCATCCTGGCGCCGCTGGTGTCGGGCTGGCTGACCCGGTCGCGCGTGTACTCCCCGGCGTCGGTCGCGAAGCTGACCGACCCGAACTCCCAACCCGAACGGAGCAGCCATGTCTGAAGAGTCCCTGGGCTTCCACGCCCATGACGGCTGGTACTTCAGGCGCGAGGCCGATGGCCGGGTGCGGATCTCCATCATGGATGGCCCGCAGGCCGATGCTCAACCGATCCGCGGGTTGGTGCTCGACGCCAGCTCGTGGGCGTCGATCGTCGCGTCGGTGAGCGGTCGGGGCGAGAACGGCGAGAGGCATCGCGCGGCGCTCGCCTTCCATGCCGCTGAGCCGCAGCCTGAGCATCCTGGCTCGTCGGACTGCCCGAGCCCTGGAAGCCACGGGAACCCGTTCAGGTATTGCGCCTGCGGCTGGATCGAGGCGACCCCGTCCCCCTGATCCCACCCAAGTCCCACCATCTCCCATCCATGGGAGCAACGACGCCCCGGCGCTGGTCTCACGACCGGCCCGGGGCGTCGTCATCGTATTCGGCCGCTGCACGGGTCGGCCCTACGTTCAGCCCGTCACTTCAGGGAGGGGCTTTTCTGCGTCGGGACGTCCCAGAAACCCTTGGCAGCAGCCGCAAGCCGACGCCACATCGCGGCCATCGCCGCGCCGACCGGGTAGAGCCAGGGGTGCCACAGGTGGCCGACGATTGCGCGTTGCGCTTCGCTGATCTCCAGGAGGTGGCGTTCCGGCGTTCTGGCCGTGGAGATGCGTCCACTGGTATCCAGCTCGCAGTCGTTGTACGCGTCCCGTTGCGCCTTGGTGTACCGCTCAACCCGCGCCCGGGGCACGCGGGCGATGATGGCCAGCGCGCCGAACTCGGCCATCTCCCGCTCCATCTCGGTGTGCGGGAGCTCGCCCTCCAGTACCTCCCAGTTGTCCGGCTGCCACGCCCGGGTGGTCTTGTGTAGCGAGGTGTAGACGGCGGACCGTGCGGCACGACGATCTTTGGTGTTGGCCAGCAGCGGGCCGACGAAGGCACCGAGTGCGGCCGCACCGAGGGGAACGAGGATCTCCTGCCACATCACATCGGTGAGGATATGGGGTGCGCGCCTCTAGCCGCGGTCTGCCGCCGCCCACTCCTGGTCCCGCCAGTACCGGTCCGGCCCCGAGCACGGGTACAGCTGGCACGCGTGCACCTGCGGCTCGCCCTTGCGCGGCAGCCACGTCCCGGCAAGCTGCCTACCGCAGCAGACGGGCGCGGCGGGCACAGCGGGCTGAGAGTCAGGCACGGTTGTCATGCGGCGAGTCTGCACGATGCCGGAGATCGGCATTGCGGACCCGCATCGCATCGCGGCAGATCTCACAGCGGCAGCCCTGCCGGTAGCCCCCGACACCGTGGTGTTTGACGGTTGCCCGGCCGGCCTGGATCGCCTCGCGGCGGGCAGTCCAGTATCGCTGCTTACCAGCCTTGCATTCCGGGCCGGAGCAGTTGCTGTTATAGGCGATGTCTTCGGTGTGCTGGACGATGCGCATGTCGACTCCCGGGGGTAGGCCTGTGGCAGGCGTAAACGCAGGGAGGAAGCGATGTCGTTGTTGTTGAGATCCTCGCCCACCGGGGGTGGGACGCAGGCGCTCCACCATGGTGAGGCGCAGGTAAGCAGGTTACCACTCGGTCAGCGGCGTGTGCGGATCTCCGTGTGTCGTGCCTTGTCCTCGTCGGTGAACTCCCGGGCGAGGACCTGGGTGAGCGAGTGGGCATGGTTGTTGTTAAGCCACCACGTCGCGTCGGTGTGGCGGAGTGCGACCTCGTGGAAGAGCGCGACCATTTCGGCCGCGAGGGCCGACGGGACGTCGGCTGTTCTTGCGGTGATCTCCCGGGAGATCTGGTCCAGCATGCTCAGCCGGTCGGTCTCGGCTGTGGTGATGTGGTAGTCGCTGGGGCCGGTGAGCGGGGGGAGCGCGGTGGTGTCCATGTCTTTTCATCCTCTCGTGTTGGGTAGTCTCGGGCCGTCCTGCCCACCAATCCTGGGCGGGAACACAGTGACCCCGCCAGTTCGGTTGGCGGGGTCACTGTCGTCTACTTCTCGTCCAGGGCGCTGAGGTCGGCGCCCTTGGTGTCGATGCCCGCGTCGGCGAGCCGGGCGATCCGCTCCAGGACGCTCCCGCCGGCTTCGTCGGCGTCGGCTTCCATCTCCGGGGTGATGCCTGCCGCGATCAGCGGCTTCGCGCCCGTCGGGGTGCTCCCGCCGTTGGCCCACTTCGCGGCATCCTCAGCGGTCACGCCCATCAGGTACCACTCGTGCGCCATGCCCACGTCCTTGAGCTGGGTGGCGAGGCCCTGGAAGATTCCGAGGTAGGCGCCGAACTTCAGCAGCCCCTCGTAGTCTCCGGTGAACGTCGCCATCACTCGCGTCAGGTCGTCCATTGCTGCTCCTCTGGTGAGTGAGGGAGGTGGGCGCCCCGCCCTGGTGGTTGGGGCGCCTTCGGCTGCTACGGGTTCCGGGTTCGGCCTTCGCGGCCCGCCTTCGGGGGCCGTGCGTCGTGCTGTTCCCAGAACGGCGTGGGGGTCTCTTCGATCTCGTCCTCCTCCGCCCGGCGCTTGAGCTGGTCGCCGTCTGGCACGGCGGCGGACCAGCCGGCGACCAGCCCGCTGAGCGTTGCGACGAGCCAGACCTTGCCCGGCTCGTCCGCGCACGGCGAGTCCAGGGCCAGCTCCACCTCGGCGTTGCCCAGGTAGGGGGCCATCAGGGCGCGAGCAGCAGCGCCGGTAATGATTACCGTCTGCATCAGAAGCCCCCCTCGGCGACCTGGAACACGGTCAGGCCCAGCCGCCGCCACTCGCTGACGACCTGGTCGCGGTCATCGAATACAGCGAGGACGTCGTACCGGGCGTGGATGTGGTCGATGTAAATCTCGCGCTTGATGAGGTAGTCGTGGCGTCGGTCGCCCACCGGCCGCATGTGCAGCGCGTAGGGGACGCCGAGGTGCTCGTCGAGCCACCGGCGGGTCTCCTGCTCGCATCCGCGGGTGCGGCCGGACGTGACGATGACGGCGTGGCCGGCCGTGTGCATGGCGCGCACCGCGGTGATGACCGGGAGCACGGGTAGGTCGGCGCCCACCAGGTGCTCGCCGTCGACGTAGGGACTGCGCGTCCGCTTGCCGTCGGCGTCGACGGGGATCCTGGCTACGGTTCCGTCGACGTCGACGATAATCCCCGGGATACGCCCGGTCGGGGTGGGCATCGTGGAGATGTGTACGCCGATCCCGGCTTCGGCCGCGAGCAACCGGATCTTGTCCTCGCCGACCTTGTCGACGGTCCGCGCGGCGTCGCGAGCGACGCAGAGGTCGATGTCGACGCTGGTGAGGTCGATCAGCTCCCACTCCGCGCCGACCGATCGGGCGATGGCGACGAGTCGGGTGACGTACTCGGGCCGGAGGTTCATGTCGGAGACGACCACATGCCGCCCCTCGACGAGGTATCCGATCATGCGGCGGGTCTGCACGGCGGTGACGAGCTGCTCGTCCCGGGCGTCGAAGGCCCATTTGTCGGTGCCGTGCCAGTAGCCGGCGGCCACCAGTTCGTCGCGGATGGTGTCGCGGCAAAGCTCGCGCGCTTCGGGGTCGGCGGTGGTGATCTGCTCGGCCAGATACGACTTCCCGGAGCCCGGCAGCCCCATGATGATGGTGGCGCGGCCAGCGCGGTGCTCGCCGGCGACGCCGAGGGCGGGCAGTACCCGGCCGAGGCGCCTGGCGCCGACCTCGCGTCCAGTGCTGTCGCGGACATGCCGGAGGTTGACGATCAGGTCGCTGCGATCCGGCGCGGCCTGCGCGGCGGGCCACGACACCAGGTGCAGCGTCCCGGCCGCAGGAGCGGGGAGCCCGGTCGTGGGCCCGGGCAGGATGTCGACGAGCTCTACGCCAGGCAGCCCGGGGGCCACGTAGGGGTCGCTGATCTCGATGTATCCGGCGCGGGCGATGGTGCCGGTCGGGTCGAGGACCGCGACGGGCTCGTGCTCGCCGCCCTCGGTGATGGTGTCGGGCGTCTCGGCGGTGTGGAGGTGGATCCGGTGTCCCACCAGGCTCGCGATTCGGATGTTGTGAATTCGTGCCATGCTCGTGGTTCTCCTTTCGGAGGAGTGGGCGGGACGCGGCCCGGCTGTC